TGCAGCCGGGGCGAGCGAGACGCCGACCGGTTGCGGGACACCGGCCACCGGAACGGCGGAACTGGCGACGACGGCCGGCGTCAGGGCAACCGACGAAGCGTTCGTCGTGTCCCGCAGCAGCACGAAGACAGCCGGGCCGTAGGAGTTGGTGGAGCCGGTCAGGGTGAACGCAGCGGTCGGTGCGCCCGTCGCCGTGCCGGTGGCGCCGGCCAGCGTGTAGCAGATCGTCGAGTACGTGACGCCGGTCGTCGCGTTCGAGAAGCCGTGCGTCGTGAGCGTGCCACCGGTCATCCCCGGCGCGGTGATGCCGGTCCCGACAGCAGCCGCGCCGGTCGCTCCATCGGCGGCCATCAGCGAGCCGAGCACCGCCGAGCCGGTCGTCCAGTCGGTCAGGTTCGCCGTTGCTGTCGCGGAGAACGCCGTCGAGCCGGCCGTCACATCCTGCCCGCCGACGACGACCAGCGGCGCCCATGCGCCGAGCGTCTTGGTGTAGGCGAAGGTCTGCGCGAAGGTCCGGGACGCTCCGGCGACCGAGACAGCAGTCGTCGAGGTGAACACGTCGTCGCGGTAGAAGACGTAGGTCCGGGACGGGCCGGTCGTGTTGCCGGCCGCCCCGGTGCCGCCCGTGTAGTCGAAGGCGTACGTCCAGCCGGTCGGCGTTGTCACCACAGCGGTAGCCGGGCGGACGCTGACGATGAGGATCGAGCGGTCACCCGCCGCGACGCCGGCAGGTGCCAGCGCAGACGCGGTGCTCACTCCGGCGGTTCGCGTGCCGGCAGCGCGGAGGGTGACCGCCATCGTGTGCTCCTCTCAGCCTCCGTTGCGGATGAGGACTTCGGTCAGGGTGTCGGCGTAGAGGTTCGCCGTGCCGGCCGCGACGGAGCCCCGATCGAAGGTGATCGGGTTCGTCGTCGGCGTGGTGTTCATCAGGATTCCGAAGTCGCGGCCGAGCCGGAAGTTCCGCCCGAAGCGGTTGCTCCGGATGATGCCGATGTTCCCGAGGTAGCGGATCGGGGTCGTCTTCCGGTGGCTGATGTTGATCCCGACGGAGCCGCCGTCGAGCCGGCAGAACTGGATGTCGACCCCGGCGATGTTGCCGGCGTCCGGCTTGATCAGGAACGGCGAAGTGACGAGCTGACGCGTCCCGTACGCGGTGAGTCCGCCGTTGCCGTACTGCGGCCCGATGAAGCCGTCGATCCGGCAGCCCCAGAAGATGTGCCCGACGCCGCCTTCGATCTGCCCGCCGTCGTTGTGGCTGCCGTACGCGGGGTCGGCCGCGACGCTGAGCCAGTACGCGAAGTCGTGCATCCAGCACAGGACGAGCTTGTTGTTCACCGGGCCGTCGGCGTTCGTCGAGTGCTGGAAGCCTTCGACGCCGTCGACCACGTCGGAGAACTCGCACCGGATCGCGGTCACGTCGTAGCCGTGAATCCCGATCATGTTCTCGTGCGGGAACCGGGGCCGGAACAGCGAGTCCTCGATGATGACAGGGCAGTGGTTCGCGCCGAACGCGTGGATGAGTCCCGTCACCCCGGAGCCCGGGGGCGGGCCGGGGAGCCCCCGGAAGTGCGCGTTGCGGATGCGGATCGTCGCGGCTTCCCGGGACCAGCCGGTCGGGATCGCCGGGACTATCGGGAGGTTGTCGATCGTGCGGTTGTCGTATGTGCCGCCCGGCTGGAGCGTCAGCGACGCGCCGGCCGAGCGAGGCATCCACGGCAGCAGGCCGACCCGGTTCCCGATCGGGTCGTCGACCTTGTAGTCGAGCATCGACCGGTCGAACAGCTCGGCGAGCGCTGTCGACGTCGCACGGGCGCCGAGGCGGTCCCGCACCTCGGCGATGACGGTGAACGTGGGGTACGGCACGGCTACGCCGTGGCGGTGAAGACGGCGACCGTGCCGTTGTCGGAGACCTTCGTCCACGGCCGGGCCGGCGAACTGGTGACGGACACCGTGCCCTGGTCGATCACCGCGACAGCGGTAGCGGCGCCGGTGTTGCCGGCCGAGTCCGTCGCGGTGACCGAGACCGTGATCGTCGCGGTGTCGGCGTCGGCGTAGGTGACGGTGAGCGTCATCCGCTCGCCGGGCGCGTAGCCGGACTTGTCCAGCGACGCGGTGACGGTGGGAGCAGCCATCGGGGGATCTCCGATCAGGTCAGGCGCAGGAAGTCCGCGACGGTGATGTTGAGCCCACCGTCGAGCGGGAGCCCGGCGCCGAAGCCCGTGTCGTAGTAGGCGATGGGGACGCGGGTCGTGTCGTTGGTGTCGGTGGTCGCGTCGTAGATGACGAGCGCGAGCGCGGTGACGCCGGCCGACGCGGTGAAGGAGAAGTCGGCGCAGTCGATGTTGAGCCGGCTGTTCGCCTGGTCCACGGTCGCCGTGACCGAGGTCAGGGTGACGCGCTGGGAGTGGAAGGCGACGGTCCCGACCGCGTCGATCGCCGCCATCGTGGTCAGGGTCGCGTCCGCCGCACCCGTCTTCGAGGTGATGATCGCCGCCGCGCGGAGCACCGTCGAGCCGGCGTTGAGACGGCCGGCCGCGATGCTGCCCTTGCCGACGTTGTAGACAAGCTCGGCCATAGCCGGCTCCTTTCGGGTCGAGCCGGGGAGCCGCGACGTGCACGACTCCCCGGCTCATGGATCAGCGGTAGAACTGCTTGCGCTCGACGTTCACGCCGACCTGCTCGGCCGGACCGCGCCCGACCGGCGTCCAGTTCGCGTTGGACGCGTTGTGCGCCGGCAACGCGTGACCCGCCCCGGGCGTCAGCTTCCGGTAGCGGAAGCCGTCGGTGCCGGTGACGACATCGCCGACGACGTACGCCGTCGCGCCGTTGTAGGCGCCCCGGACGACACCCGAGCCGGACGTGCCGGTCACGGTGTAGACCGACCGGTCGGCGTCCGGGCTCCAGCCGAGGAAGCCGTTCGTCTGCTGCGCGGACGCCGGAGAGTCGGTGCCCGTCGCCTGCGTCGGGACCGGCATCGCTCAGTCCTCCTTGTCCGCGAGCTGCTCGACGGGCATCTGCCGCCGCTCCAGCGCCGCGAGCCGCGCGCTCTCGTCGGTCTCCGGGGTCGGCGCCCCGGAGGTGACGCCGGAAACGGTGTAGTTCTCCAGCGGGGTCGGGTCGATCCGGACCCCCCGGAAGCCCTGCGCGTCCTCGACGTCCTTCGCCGCCTGCATGGGAGCGAGCAGCGCGTCGGCCTCCTTCGAGGTCGGGCGCTGCTCGGTCGTGCCGCCGGTCGGCTGCGGGGGAGCCTGCGACGGGGCCGGCTCCTGCGCCGCCCCGTCACCGGTCCCGTTGCCCTGCGTCCGCTTGCCCGCCATGACGTCAGCCTCCGATCACGGGTTGGTCGGGCTCTGCACGACCGCGAACGGGTAGCGCGTCGCCGTCGGGTTGTCGTAGTTCAGCGTGTTCGCGAGCTGGAAGCCGAACCGGGCGACGACCCGCATGGCGACCATGTCCTGCTGCGCCAGGTTGTACTGGATCGCGCCGCCACCGTCCTGGATCACGGCCTGGTCGAGCAGCTTGTAGGTGATGTCCTGCCGGGTGGCCAGGATGCCCTGCGTGTAGTCGCCGAGGACCATCTCGACGTTGCGCTGCCCGGTCGTGGTCACCGCCGGCCACAGACCCCGCATGGGGTAGCGGACGAGCGTGCCGTAGACCTGCCCCGCGTCGTCGAGGAGCTGCCGGCCGTCGGTCGCCCGGACGTTCCGGAGCAGGCCCTTGTAGCGGGTGTTGGCGACGATGCCGTTCACGTCGAAGCCGTCGGCCTCGATCGTGGCGAAGGCGTCGCTCAGGTCGGACGCGAGCCCGCCGTTCGCCTGCGTCGCGGTGCCCCGGTTGACGGTGTTGCCGGCCGTGACGGCGTCCGCCACGAGCGCGGCCGGCCACGACGCCGGCTTGTTCACGCCGAAGAAGATCGCCGCGTCGAGCGCCCGCGCGATGGCCTGCTCCATCAGCGGCCGGATGGAGCCCCACACGTCGAAGTTGACGTCGTCGAGCACCGCCTCGGGGATCGGCACGATCGCCGCCAGCTCTTCGACGTTGATGTACTTGTTGCTCCAGTCCACCTGCGTGGTCTGCTTGAGCCCGGTGTCGCCGTTGACGAAGTACGCCGTCGGCAGGGCCGCGAGCACCGGCATCCGCGTCTGGTTCGTGCTCATCCGGATCTGCCGGAACATGGTGAGCGCGGCCGACTCGTTGATCAGGCCGGTGAGGATGTCGTTGCTCACCTGCTCCGGGACGAGCGCCGCCGCACTGGTGCGGCTGATCAGGTTGTTGTACGGCATTCCGATGCCTCCCTTGTCTGGCCCCCGGAATGCCGGGAGCTAGTCGTTCAGCCCCGCCCGGCCGCCTGCCGGATCAGAGCGTTCATGTCCCTGTCGCTGTTGCCGCCGCCCCGAGGTCCCCGGGCCGGGTTCGCGATGCCGTCGGCCGGGGCGAGCCGGGCCCACCGCTCGACGCTCTTCTTGATCGCCGCCTCGTCGATCTCGCCGTCGTCCTTGACGAACTCGCCGAGCCGGATCTCCTCGACGAGGTCAGCCGGGTCGGCAACGAGGTTCGCTGCCTGCGAGAGCCACTCGGCCCGCGCGAGCCGGACGCCGAGCCGGGTCGCCGCCGCCTTCTCACCCTCCGCGCGAGCCGCCGCCGCTGCCTTCTCGGCGTCGGTGGCGCCTTCCTGGAGCTTGCCGGCGTTCTCCTTCGCCCGCTGCTCCCAGGTCCGCGCGTGGCCCTTCCACTCGTCGGCCTTGCCCGCCTTGCCGGCCAGCTCCTTGAGCTTCTCCGGCGAGTCGAGCCCGGCCTCCTTGAGCGCGGCCTGCCAGCTCGCCGCGTCGAAGGTGTCCTCGCCGCCGCCGTTGCCGCCGTTGTCCTCGGGCATGTCGATCCCCTTTCCGGGTCCTAGGCAGCCGAGCCGATCTCGGCCGCTGTCGTGAAGTGCTGATCCGCTTCGGTGAGGACGGGACCTAGCTCCCCGTGCTCGCGGACCCTGATCCGGGTGAGCCCGGACCGAGAGGTATCGCCGCCTGCTTCCCGGAGCCGCGCGCGTTCCGCGTCGAAGCGGCGCCGGTTGAGTGCGACGGCCGGGTCCGCTTCGCGGAACACCGGGACCGTCTTGCAGTGACACCGGTTGTGGATCGGCAGGAGCGTGCCCTTGCGGTAGCGCTGGGATGCTGCCGCGAGACACAGCCCGCACGAGCCTGAGGTCGACGCTCCGGGGCGCAACGCGCGCCGGTAGCCGATGACCCGGTCGTCCGGTCCGATCACCTGGAGCGCCGTCGCACGCTCGGCGAGCTGAAAGTCGGCCTGCACAGTGCCGTCGAGCCTTTCCAGCCCGTCGGCGATGGCACGCTCCAGCGTCGCCCCGTCCGCCAGTGCCTTCCGCATGGTGACGAACGGGCGCGTGTAAACGATGCTCGGGTCGATGCCGCTCCGGAGAGCGGCGTAGTCGGTGACGACACCTCGAACGGACGGAGCGTCGCCGGTCACCTCGGCGACGAACGTCGAAAGGAAGCCTTCGGTCAGCGCGCCGACCTGCGTCGTGCCGGCCAGGATCGCCGGGAGCACCTCGTCGAGGAACCGCTGCACATCGGCGTCACGCCACGATCCGAGATCGTTGAAACGCTGCCGTGCGTACTCGGTCACCAGCCGCCGCACCTCGTCGGTCATGCCGGCGTAGGTGTCAAGCAGCGCCGCGAGGTCCGCCATCCGCCGGCACCTCCTCCGCAGGCTGAGCCGGAGCGGCCGGGGCAACCGGCTGCGGGGTGAGCGCCCGGTCGAGCGCTTCCCGAGCCCGCATCGCCCGGAAGCGCGCGATCTCCGTCTGCGAGTAGCCGATGTCCGCGTAGAGCTGCTCACGCGGGACGCCGAGCCCGTCCTTCTTCACCGCCGCGTCCACGACCACGGCCTCGGAGCGGTACGCCGGCTCGGCCCACATCGTCTCGGTGAGCTTGTCCGGGTCGACCGGCTGCCCCTCGGCCTCCAGCGCGAGCCGCATCACCTCTTCCCACGCCTCGCCGACGAACGTCGAGCACGCCCGAACGACGGCGATCAGCCCGGCTTCCGCCGACTGGATCGCCTCGCCGCTCGGCGCCTGCCCGCCGTTGAGCAGGAAGTAGTGGAAGGGGACGCGTGAGACGACGGCCATGTTCTGCACGACCATCTGCGCGACGTTGACGTAGTTCGAGAGGTCGGCCGCCGGGAAGGCGCCGAACCGGCCGCCCTCCTCCGGGTTGGTGAGCATCCGGTCGACGCCGACGCGCCAGGGGATCTTCGGCTGCCCGGGGCGCGCTTCGTCCTCGGCCAGCTCCAGCCCGGTCGCGTACCGCTGCGGGAACGCCGCGAACTCCGACGCGACGAGCATGTCCGCGATGATCTTGTTGAGCGTGTCCTGCATCGGCGCGACGGGCGCGATCTGCGAGGCATACGCCCGGTTCGCCGTCGTGCCGGGGCGGGGGATGATCGGGATCAGCGGAACGACGCCGAGGGGGTTGCGCCCCTCCTGGATCAGCTCGCGCTTCCCGGCGCCGGCCCGGCTGCGGAACTTGTACCACCGGTCCGGGAGCCACAGCTCGTCGATGTCGGCCTGCTCGACCTCGTCGCGGTAGCTCTTGATGCCGGCCAGCCGCTTGCGGCGGTCCGCCGAGTCGACCTCGACGTAGCACTCCTCGGGCGACTCGATCGTGATGCTCGCCTTGCCGTCGACCGGCCAGACGAGCGCGTACTGCACCCCGCCGGCCAGCGATTCGGCGTGCGCCAGCTTCGACGCCGCGTCCATCCCGTTGCGCTGCCAGATGAGCCGGGCCGCCTTGTCGCTCTCCGGCTCGTCGCCCATCCGGAAGCCTTCGACCGTCATGCGCTCGGCGACGGAGTCGACGATCAGTGCGCAGAAGTTGAAGGCGAAGTTCGGGAAGAGACCGGCGAAGTTCCGCTGCCACGCTTCCTGTGCGAATCGGAGCGTCTGATTGCCGGCGTAGTAGCGGAGGTAGCCCTTCGTGTACTCGCTCTGCTCGTTGAGCTTGCCGCGCAGCCGGGAGACCCACCAGAGCGGGGTACCCGGGTCGCCGTCCGCCATCGGGCACCCCTTCCGTCTACGAGAAGCTCACCGGCCCGAACCGGCGGACCTTCTTCGGCTTCGTCAGTCCGTTCGCGATGGCGTCGCCGCGCGCCTCGAAGGCGAGCGTCCACGCCATGAGCGCGTCGATCTTGTTCGGGGAGCCGGCCCGCTCCTTGCGCACGAGCCGGAACTCGCCCTTCTTCCACGTCTTCGCGTTGAGCGTGTGCCGCGTCAGCGTGTTGTCGTCGGTGTCGCCGTACGTCGTCTGCCCGAGCACGAGCGCGGTGTGCAGCCGCTCCAGCGCGTCATGCACCGGCTTCGTGCGGGTCGTCCACCACTCGCGTACGACCTCGTGCTCGGCGTAGTCCTCGAAGTCCCGGGCCCAGATGCCGAGCTGCTCCTGCCAATACGGCGGGTCGCCGTAGAACAGCCGCACGTCGTACTCGGCCATCGCAGCGCGTACCGCCTCGTCGACTTTCGACTCATCGACCTCGCCGGTTGCCGCGAGCGGTTCCCACACCCCGAGCGGCCACGCGTACCCGTCGTCGACACGCACGGCCACGAGCGCCGTGTGATCGTCCGTGCGGCCACCGTCGAAGCCGAGGGTCACCATCGTCTGCGGCGCCGGGATGAGCAGCTCGACGCGATTCTTTGTGAGCGGGTCCTTCTTGATCCACGCATCCTCCGGGCTCGTCGGCCGGTTGAGGAAGTAGCGGAAGACGTCGCTCGGGGGCATCCGCTCGTCCTGGCAGTCGTCGGCGAGTCGCTCGTAGTCGATGAACTTCCGACCGACGTAGGAGATCCGGAGCGCCTTGATCAGCTCGCGCCGGTTCCGCAGGCTCACCTCCGGCCCTTCGACGTGATCGAAGAGCACGCGCCGCAGCTTGCCGGCCTCGTGGAGCGTGTGCGTCTGCTCGGCGATGCTGTCCTCGCCCGGCGCGTACATCGTGGACGTCTGGAGCAGGTGCGGCTCCGAGTCCTTCCGCTTCGCGCCGAGGTTGCGCTTCACGGTGCGGTACATCTGGCGCAACTCGCGGGAGACGTAGAGGTGCGTCTCGTCCGCGACGATGAACGTCTCCTTGCCGCCGTCCTTCGCCGCCGCGCTGCCGGTGCTCGGCCGGATCTCGCCGCCGCCTGCGAGGAACACTCGCGTCGAGGTTTGCGGGGACCGGCCGTAGTCGAAGCGCGGGAAGAACTCGGCGTACCGCTCGCTGATGTACTCCAGCATGACGGTGACGTTGTCGTAGGTGTTGCCGGTCTGCTCTTCCTCGGTCGCGAGGATGCGGATGAACGGCGAGGTGACGGGCCGGCCCATCGGCTCCCCGGGGGAGTAGACGTAGCCCCAGCTCGTCTGTTCACCGCCCTGCGCCCACCCGAGGAAGCGGCACGGACCGATGAACTCACCGACGGCCATCGCGCCGCCCAGCTCGCTCTTCGCGCAGCCTTTCGGCCGGCTGATGAACTCCTCATGGAAGATGCGCCGGCCATCCTCGTCGAGGGCGTAGGCGACGACGAGGAACTCGGCGAAGTCGTCCTCGACCTTGAGCGGCTGCCCCTGCACGTCACCCGGTCCGTGGCAGAGGAAGGTCTCGTACCACGTGATTAGCTGCCAACCGAGCGAGCGGGACGGGTGGAACTCCTCAGGCAGCACGGAGCCGTAGAGGAGCCACCGCCCGTCCGGGCGCTGCGTCAGTCCGGCCACGTGTAAACGCTACCGCGTGAAGATCGAGGGGTCGAAGTCGTCGCCGCGCGGGAACTCGACCGGCTGGAGCCGGCGACGCCGCAGCGGGTCCAGCTCGTCAGCCGGGATCGCCTGCATCGAGTTGAGGAGCTTCTCGACCACGTCGGCCGGCAGCTTCGCGGAGTCGACACTCATCCGATTCCCATCCTCTTGCGCCGGTCGTCGAGCGAGGGGACGCCGGCCGGAGGAGCGCTCGGACCTTCCTGCGATCCCGGCTTCGCGTCGGGCCGGAGCTTGAGCCGGAGCCGCTGCCGATCCTCGATCGTGTAGCCGAGCTTCGAGGTCCGCAGCCGCAGCTCGGACGCGAGCTTGAGGTCGCCCCGGACGTAGCGGTCGTAGATCACCAGCGTCTCGGCGATGAAGCGCCAGTCGGTCGGGCCGAAGTGCGCCGCCCACGGCACATCCCGCCAGCCGTCGTACCACTCGACGCTCCAGGGGTGCCAGCTCAGCCCCTTGTCGGCCTGCGGGTGGTCGGGCATCGGCGGGACCTCGCCGAGCCATCCCGCAGCGGGGACCTCGACGGGGTCGGGAGCGTCAGCCCGGTCGTGGCCGACTCGCGCGTCGTCCGGGTTCGGGGCGGGGCCGCGACCGGGCATGACTTCCTCCTACCTCCGGTACGGGACAGCGAAGCCGCTGTCAATCATCACCTGCGCGAGCATGCGCCCATCAGGCAGCATGAGGTCGACGAGCGGCCGGCCGAAGCTGTCCGGCTTGTAGCTGACCGCCGGGTAGATCCCGGGCGGCACCAACGTGGCGACGTAGCGCGTGGCCTCGGCCGCCGCCGAGCCGCTCGACAGCTCGGCCGTGTCGATGCCGTTGATCCGGTGCCGCGCCGGCTCCAGCACGATCCGGGGCGACGCCGGAGCGTCGCCGAACGCGAGCGGGAGCACGCGCATGCCGGCCGCCCGGAAGATCCCGAAGCCCTGATCGACAGCGCCGTAGAAGGTGTCGCCGTCGTGCCACCCGACGACGGCTGCGTAGAGCCCGAACGTCTTCGGCGTCACGCGCGGTCCCAGTCGTACGCCCGGTCGGCGAGGTCGCCAGGGGAGACGGAGCCGGGCGCGATGCCGGGGAAGAGGTCGAGCCCGGCGAAGTCGCGGTAGACCCACGCGACAAGCTCGGAGCAGAAGAGCTTGCGGTCGGGGTGGTCCGGGTCGAAGCCCCGCCACTCCTTCCGCCAGAAGCGGACGACGAAGCCGGCGATGCTCGGCCAGTCGTACGGCTTCCCGAGCTGCGTGCGGGCCGCCGCGACGATCGAGGTCCGCTGCGCGTCGTCCAGCTCGAAGCGGGAGAAGCGCCAGCGCGGGTACTCGTCGGGCCGGAGCCAGCGCTCCCGGACACCCTGATCCGGGGTCGCCTCGACGATCCGGACCTCCTTCGGGTAGCCGGCGATGGGGCCGGGAACGACCTCCGTGACGACGGCTGCGTGACCGTAGCGGGACATGGTG